CGCTGACGTTACGTCTACTTGCGGGTGGGGGTTGTTGTGTCGAGCCCCGAGGTGGTGGAGGCGTCGCCGGAGAAGCTGGCCCGGTTGCAGCAGATGCGCGCCGAGTTGGCGGAGATGGAACGGCGGATCGCGGCGAAGGCTCCGCCTCGTCCTCGGCCGTGGCACACGCAGGCGCGGCCGGAGCAGTTGCCACCTGCGGGTGACTGGTCAGTCCTGTTGATCTTGGCGGGTCGCGGGTTCGGGAAGACCCGATCCGGCGCCGAGTGGATCATCGAGCAGGCTGCGCGCACCCCCGACTCCGAATGGGCCGTGGTCGCCCCGACGTGGCGGGACTGCCAGAAGACCTGCTTCGAAGGCCCCTCCGGGCTGGTCAGGTCGCTGCTGCCGGGCGAGTTCGACTCGATGAACATGTCGGCGCTGCAGCTGCGGTTGTCGAACGGGTCCCGCATCTACGGCTACTCGGCGGACCGGCCGGACCGGTTGCGTGGCGCGAACTTGTCCGGGGCGTGGATCGATGAGCTCGCCACGATGCAGCACGCCGAGGAACTGATGGGTGAGGCGTTGATGCCGGCCCTGCGTATCGGCGACAACCCGCGTGTCCTGATCACTACCACCCCGCGGCCGGTGAAGGTCATCAAGGATTTGGTGGCACGCGACGACGGCTCCGTGGTTGTCGTCCGCGGCTCCACCTGGGACAACGCGGCGAACCTGTCCAAGACCGCCCTGGCGAGCCTGCGGGCCCGCTACGAAGGCACCCGCATGGGCAGGCAGGAACTTGAGGCGGAGATCCTCGAAGACGTTGCTGGCGCGTTGTGGTCGCGGGATCTGCTCGACGCGTCCCGGGTTGATGCGGCCCCGGCGATGGCGCGGATAGTTGTGGGGGTCGACCCGGCGGTGACGTCGGGGGAGAAGGCCGACTACACCGGCATCGTGGTGGCGGGGAAGTCCGCCGACGGGGACCTGTACATCCTCGAAGACTTGTCGCTGAAAGCCAGCCCACACGCCTGCATGGTGGCCGCGGTCGATGCCTACAACCGGTGGCAGGCCGACCGGATTGTGGGCGAGGTCAACAACGGCGGCGACTACCTCGAATCGTTGTTGCGCACGGTCGACCCGAACGTGCCGTACAAGACGGTGCGCGCGACCCGCGGTAAGACAGTGCGGGCTGAACCGGTCGCCGCGTTGTGGGAACAGGGTCGCGGCCACATCGTCGGTGTGATGCCAGCCCTTGAAGATCAAATGTGCGCGTTCACCCTGGACGGGTCCACAGGTGAGCACGACGACCGGGTCGACGCGACTGTGTGGGCTTCGCTGGAGTTGCAGGTGGGGGCGTCGGCGATGGTGTACCTGTCGCAGATCTCCCGAGTGTGCCCGTCCTGCGACATGCCGAACCGCAAGGTCGATACCGCTTGCCGCGGCTGCGGGGGACAGCTTGCCGCCTGACCTCGCCCGATACCCCGTCCGTCGATTAGCACCAGTGGTGAAGCAACCGAGGGGTGGGTGACACGTCCATGGCTCGTCGTCGCCGCCCCCGCAACACCCCTGCCGCGCCGCAGGTGACGCCGACCGTGTTGTCGCCGTCCACCGACGATGTGCGCGCGATCTTCCGGGACGAACTGTCGAAGGCGCTCGCCCTGCCGCCCGGCGCGCAGGCGACGGAGATGTCGCCGACGTATCTGAACTCGCTGCAGCGCCGCGCCTCGATCACGGGCAACAGCCAGGCGGCGTTGCCGCGCAGCCCCTACAACAACGTCGCGTTCGGTCCCGGTGAGCCGCTCCTCCCGGCCCCGGTGGATCCGGCGATGGCGTCGGGGCGTCCGGCTCCGCGGCGTTGGGACTACCCGAACTCGTGGAACCTCAACTCCACCGGTGACCGGCTTGTGCCGTTCTCGGTGCTGCGGGACGCCGCCGATCAGGTCAGCGTGGTGCGGTCCTGCATCGAGGTCCGCAAGTCCGAGATGGTCGGTTTGCAGTGGTCGTTCGGGGTGAACTCGGCGCGCGCCCGCCAGTTGGCGGAGCGGTCTGGGTCGTCGCACCGCGCCACCACCGCCGACCTGCAGGAGCGGTACGCCGACGACATCGAGCGGTTGCACCGCTGGTGGACAATGCCGGACCGCATCAACGGCTGGTCGTTCTCGGAGTGGCTCAGTGCACTCATGGAGGACCAGCTCGTCATCGACGCCGTCCCGATCTACCCGCACCTCACGTTCGGTGGGGAGCTGCATTCGGCGGAGCTGATCGACGGCGCCACGATCCGGCCGCTGCTGGATTGGCGGGGCGCGACCCCGCAACCGCCGTACGCCGCCTACCAGCAGATCCTGTCGGGTTTCCCGCGCGGCGAGTTCCAGGCGTCCCCCGGGGACCTGGTCGATGCGGAGTTCGTGTCGACGGTGTACGGCCGCTCCGACGAGTCCGTGAACACCAACACGCTGATCTACAAGGTGCGGTCGCGTCGCTCGGCCGGCCCGTACGGGTTCTCCTGTGTCGAGCAGGCGCTCGCCGATGTGGACCTGTGGCTGAAGCGGTTCGACTGGCTGCGGTCGGAGTTCTCCGCCGGGGTCACCCCGGAAATGCTGGTCCAGGTCGACGCGCCGATGACCCCGGAGCAGCTGCGCCAGTACGAGGCCGTGTTCAACGACGACCTGTCTGGGCGGAGCTCGGATCGGCATCGGGCGAAGTTCATGCCGGCCGGGTTCAACGCCATGTTCCCCGGCAGCTTCGACGCCAAGTTCAGCTCGGACTTCGACTTCCACCTGGTCCGGCTAATGTGCGCCGCGTTCGACGTGCTCCCCACGTCGATCGGGTTCACCCCGAACCAGGGCACCGGCGCACTGAACGGGGCGACAGAGCAGCAGCGCGGCGAACGGGTGTCGCAGCTGCAGCGGGCGACGAAACCGACCGCGCAGTGGGTCACCGACCTGATCAACGAGGTGTCCGCCGCCTATCTGGGGATGCCGCCGGAGATCACGTTCCGGTTCCACGGCCTCGACGAGGACGACGAGGAACGTGAGGCGGGCCTGCGCACCAAGTACCTCGGTGCCGGCGCGAAGACCCTCAACGAGGTCCGTGACGAACTGAACCTGCCCCGGTACACCTTCCCGGCGGCGGACCAGCCGTACCTGATCACCCCCACGGGGCCGGCGTGGATCAACGTCGACATTCAGCCGGTCGGGATCCCCGGGAACCTGCCGTCACACCCCGGGAACGGGGCGGTGCCACCACCGGCTGAACCCGACACGCCCGCCGAGCCAGCGGAGCCGGAAGCTGGGTCGGACGCGGAGAAGACCGCTGAGGCTGCCGCGTTCCGCAGGTGGGTCCGCAAGGCGAAGCCGGGCCGCCGGTTCGAGCTGCACCACCTCGGCGTGGCCGACCTCGACACCTACGGCATCAGCCCCGACCTGGTGAAGGCTGCTGGCGATCCGGGAAAAGCACCTGGCCCGTAGGGGCCGACCAGGCCACCGAACGGGCCGCCGACCACTGGGCCGCCGAGCTGATCGACGCGCTCGCCGACACGGTGGATGTGCACGACCTGGCCGCGGACTGGATCGCCGCCCACGGGCAGAAAACCCTGCTGGGGACGGCAGCGAAGTGGCTGAAGGGCCGCGCCATCGACCTCGCCTCACCGATCGGCAGGGTCGTGAAGGGTGCCCGGGAAGACGGCTGGTCCATCGGGTCGCGGGCCGCCGACAAGGCGGAGCGGCGGTTCGACTGGAAGCGGTGGGTCCCCGGCAAGGGCGCGGGTCAAACCGAGCAGGGTGCCGCGTTGAAGCGTCTGCTGAAGGACGCCGACGTCACGATCAAGTCGGTGGCGACGCACCGGTTCGACGAGCTCGCGAAAGTGTTGGCCGACGGTATCGAACGCGGTAGCTCGGTCGATGATCTCGCCGACGCGATCCGCCCGGTCCTGTCCGACCCGCACTGGGCCCGCACGGTCGCGATCACCGAAACGGTCCGCGCCATCTCCGCGTCCGCCCGGGAACAGTTCCGCAAGGCCGGTGTCACCAAGGTGCGGTGGGTGACCGCCGGGGACGAGAACGTGTGCCCGACGTGTGTGGCGAACGCTGCGGCGGGCGCGGTGAAACTCGACGACCGTTTCCCGTCCGGTGATCTTGGCCCGCCGGGGCATCCGCTGTGCGTGTGCCATTTGTCCTCGGCCTGACCAGCTAGTCACCACGTGTGACCAGCGAAAATGGTAAGATCGCAGATAGAAAGACCCCGGCGGTGCGCTAACACCCCGGGGCATGATCAACCTGGATAAGAGGCTGATGTGGACAAGGGTACGTGCAAGACCGACGGATGCAACAGCGCAGCGAACCCCCGCCGGAGTACTGGCGAGTGCGAGAGTCACTACCGCAAGACCCTCCGAGACGCCAAGGGTCCCTGCACGGTAGATAGCTGCGACACGCTCCAGCAGGTCGCAGGTCTGTGTCTGCGCCACTACCACCGAATGCGCAGGTGGGGGACTACGGACGACCCGGAGCCGACTCCTCCGCTGGGATCCTGCTCGGTCGAAGGGTGCGACGGCACCGTGAAGTCGCGTGGCATGTGCTCGAAGCACTACGCACGTGACCAGCGCTCGAAGTATGGGCGGTGCTCCGAGGCGGAGTGTGCCAACGGCGCCGTCAATCGGCGCGGCTGGTGCGCCATGCACTACGCGCGAGTCCAGATCCACGGCTCGCCCGCCGATCCACCGTCACGCCGCAAGCAGGCGCTCGTGTGCACTGTGGAGAGCTGCGATAAGCCGACCAGGGCCCGCGAGATGTGCAGCACCCACTACAAGCGCTTCATGACGTGGGGGTCCACCGACCACCGTCCGGTCCCCAGGCTGAAGTACTGCCGCCACTGTAAGCAGAAGCTGCCGGGCGAGAAGTTCTCGATGAGCGAGCGAGTCTGCCTGGACTGCCATCCCGCGTACCGCCAGGAGATGAACGCCAGGCGTCTCAGCAGAGCGAGCGGCGTACAGAAATCTGCAGCAGCACTGCGCGCGAGGCAGGGCGGCCGATGCGCCATCTGCGGAGTACTGGAGGCCGACGCCCCACGCGGACGGCTGCACCTTGATCACGACCACGGCTCCCTCGCTGTCCGAGGGTTGCTGTGTGGAAATTGCAACGCTGGCCTCGGACAATTCAAAGACGACCCGAACCGACTTCTAGCGGCCATCGAGTACCTAGCGCAAGCGGCCGGCTAGTCCCGAATCCAGCCGGGATCGAAAAGCCCCGTAACTACGGATGTTGCGGGGCTTTTCGCTGCGCGCTCGTTACCACATGGGAGCCATGACTCATGGATATGACCTCGGTGTTCGCGCCGATCACTAAGACTGTGGAGCAGGACGACGGCTCCGTGCTCGTCTACGGCAAGGCCACCGACGGCGGCCTCGACGGCGACCTCCAGCGCTGCAGCCCCTCGTGGCTAGCCCAAGCGATGCCAGCCTGGTACTCCAGTGGGGGTAACGTTAGGGAGCAGCACGATAGCAAACGGGCTATCGGCAAGGCGGTCGACCACGAAGTCGAGGGCGACGCCCACTACGTCACCGCCCGCATCGTCGACCCCGTCGCGGTCCTGAAGACCAAGGCCGGAGTGTTCAACGGATTTTCAATCGGGATTGCTCGCCCAAAGATCAGCAAGG